CACGGTGTCAAATGCTGGCGCAGCGGGAGCCTCTTCGTCTAGGCCGCTACCGCCATAGGCCACATCCCATACCGGATTGTTGAATCGAAACCTTGGGTCTAGTGCTGGATTAGCCATGGTGCCTCACACGAGGAAACTTGCTATTCTCCCGAGCCCCCCGAGAAATCCGCCACGGCCGGCCTGCCCCGCGAGACCCGCAAGAACCGGATTCCTTCCCGGGCCTCCGTACTGGTTTATCCCGCCGCGGAATGCCTGCATGAAGCTCGGGCGGTCAGGCTGCTGGTTATCGGGCTGAAACCCTCCGCTTGCGTCGAGGCCCGATCCGAAATCAGGGGCTGGGCCATAGGTAACATCATTCTGGCGAATCCGCGGTGCGCCGAGCGATGACAAGAAGCTGAATGCCATAGGGAATCTCCTAGTGAAGACCGAACAAACTTCCAAGGCCCGAGCCAAGCGAAGACATGAACGTATCGCCGAATCCTGGATGGCCCTTGACGATTCCGTAGGTGCCGACGCTCTGGCCCACAAGCTGGTTCTGAAGCTGGTTCAGGCTGTTCAGGAAACTGGTGTCCACGCCGTAGAGTTGCGCGATGCCTTGCAAGCCGACGAGCTTGCGCCTCAGCGCCTCATCCGCGAATGTTTTCTGGTTCTGCAATTCCTGCTGCGCGAAGTCCCTTCCCTTGCTCCGCGCCAGTTCTCCCATGAACGACCCGAATCCTGCGGAGTTTCCCGTCCGCGCCATTCTCCTGCTGGCTGCGTCCTGAGCCGCGCCATAAGATGAGCCAAGCGCCCCAAGGGTGCTTTGCTCGATAGCGCTCTTTTCCTGCGGAGAGTATCCGGAATTGAGCAGCGAAGAATAGCCCGGCATGAGCGCCCCATACTCCGAGTTGCGCTGGCCGATTGCAGGAGTTCCCAGCGAGGAAAGGAAGCTCGACTGCTGCCCAAGGGTTTTATCCACTCCCTTGCGGCTGCCCGAATCGAATGAAATTCCTGGATAGAATCCGCCCATAGGTTACTCCACGCTTACAATTCTGAGTTGCCCCGCATTCGGGGCGTGATAGCCGTACCCGGGAATCTGCGACTGCCCGCTGCCGCTTGTAGGAGAAAGGCTCGGCCCGGAACTTGTAGTGGAAAGGTTGCCGGGCGTCACGGCGGTCGGGGGACTGCCGAACGTGATCTTGTTGCTGACTCCCCCGAGCTTGGTGCTCTTGTACCAACGCCAATAGGTCGTTAGTCCCGCGAGCGTGGTGGTGCGGTAGTTCCTGACGGCACCAAGCGAAATCACATGGGCATCGGCGAAAGAAACAACCGTTGCATATTCGAGGAAGTACTCTTCCCCGGCCTGCGGATGCCTGTCTGTGATCTGCACGTCTATCACGCCGTTCGTTCCGGTGACGTTGATTCCTCCCTGCGCCATGGGAGGAGCAATGCCTCCGAGCTGCGCGGTCATGGTATTGATGTACTGCTGCATCAGCAGCAAATCCTCATAGAGTCCGGGATTGCTGTCGCGCACCGAAAGAATGTTCTTGAGCGCCAGAGGCTTCACGCGTTTATGCCTCGCACCTGCGCGAACCTTGAAGGCGTGATGTAGAGCGAGAAACCCTGCAGGCTGAAGAAGTCTCCTGCGGCATCCGTTCCGAACTTTACTGCCATGCGGTAGCCCTGCTTCTGGATTTGCCGCTCCATGTTGGTGAAGCCATTCTGCGACAGTGTCCAGCTGCGAATGACCGTCTTATTGGTCTGGTCGCCGCGGAACAGAGTCAGGTTGCAGCTGCCCGCTCCGACTATGTTCGCCACCACATAGCCGAAATTCAGCCGCACGCTGTCCTGCGCGTATCCGCTCTGCCAGTAGGAATTGATGGCCGCGCCGTCGTCGCTGTGCACGGTGTAGGTCGTGTCGAGCTGGTAGATCGCTCCGGTTCCCGCGCCGTTCCCGAGAAACAATTGTTGCGTTCCATCGTCGCGCAGCACGAGGGCCATGGAGTTGACGGAGATGGCCCATGGAGCCCACTTCCTCTGCCCTTCCCCGAATCCTTCGACGTAATCCATCGTGAGAATCTTGTTGGGCGTCGTGGCCGCTCCGAACGGAGCCGCGACGTAGATTCGCTTTCTCTTGGTGTCCACGGTCACGTTGATGAGATGGCCGTAGGTCCAGTTGATCGAATCCCACGTCGGCTGAATCTCTTTGCTGAGCTTGTTTTCCTCGCCGAGCGTTCCGCCGTCGAAGAAGTAGAGTCCCTCCTGCGAGGCGATCACCGCCCACTCGTCTCCGAGTCCCACTCCGCGAACCGAAGGCGTTCCGACCTTTGCTGAAATCTGCTGGATGGTCCACGCACTCGGCTCGTTCTGCCCGTCATCCGCCGTGGCATAGAGGCTTCGTTCCTTGGAAAAGTAGAGTATGTTCCTGAGCACAAAGCCCGAAGTGACTCTCGTGCCGTCGCCTTGGGCTACTTGCAGGAATCCAGCAACGCCGTCGAAACTTTCCGGGTCTTCCGATCCCGATGAGCGGACCACGGAAGGGTCAACATCCGGGGAGCTTGATGGATAGATTTCAAGGCAATCAATCAGGAATGCGCCGTTGTTTGTCGGCGTGCTGTCGGCATAGATTTGCAGCACAAGGTCCGATGGAATAGTGGTCTGCGCGGTCAGCAGCGTGGCTGTAAACTCCTGATACCAGGTGGCCAGCTGCGAAGGAGTGACGGAAATTCCGGTTGTGGTGAATCCTCCGGTGGCGCTGTGCGCGTTGATATGAAGGGTGCCGGCAGCCAGCGTGCTGTTCTTTGCGATTCTTGCCCTGATACTATAAGCCGTGTTCGGGCTAAGCACGGGATTCCCGAGATAGTCCCGATAGAGCGTCTGGGCAATCTTTCCCCGCGTTACCGTGGCTCCGTTTCCGACAATCGCGTAAGCATCGCCGAACACTACGGGATAGCCGGAGGCGTTCGCCGAAGCGCCGCCCGCGCTTGAGGTCGTGTCCTGCACCCATCCAAACGGGAAGTTGGGAGTGCTCCCCGGATTCGTGAATCCGCCGTCAAAGTCCATGTTCAAGATGTTCTGCAAGCGGTTTCTCTCGCCCCACCAGAACAGCCTGCTGAAGTAGGACAGCACTCCGGAGCATTCGCCGAGCACCACAAGATCGAAAAGGCTGTCGGCGTTCGTTCCGGCAAGCAGCGTGGCGTCGCTGAAATCGAATGTCGCCGTTGTAGTGGAATTGTCGGCGATAACCATGCTGGTGCTGAGGATTCCACCCTGGCCCGTTGTGTAGAAAAAGTTGTCGCCGCCGCTGGCCGTGAAAATAACGATTCGCGCCACCACATTCGGAGGGCCCACGGGAATGTTGCTGACCACTACCCGCTTTCCGCCCGCCGAAGTGTAGGAAGTTGGAGGAGCGGGTCGCGTCAGATAGCCGCTGCGCGTCTCGAACACAACCGACACTTTATGCACTCCGGCCACGACGTTTCCGGCGTTGGTAACCGTTCCGCCTCCGCTCGCCGCAAGGCCGAACACTGCCGAGCCTACGAATACGTAGATTGAAGGGGAGCCTGATGGATAAAGGCCGTTCGTTCCAGGCGTTCCGCCGAAGATGTTTCCGCGGATGATTTGTCCGTTGCTGTTGTAGCCCGCTACGCCCACGCCTGTGACATCAATAATCTGCCCATCCGAGTAGGAAGATGGGACGCTGCCGCTTGCGGGAACGTACTGCACCAGTCCGAAATTGCACAAGCCGCCGCCGCTAACGGCCAATCCCTGCGTGCTCGCCACAAATTGAATCGCTGTTCCGTTCAGGATTGCCGAGATGGTCCATGTACCGTTGTATCCTGCGACGCCCGCCCCGGTAATCTGTATCGGATCTCCAACCTTCGAGAAAGCTATTCCCGTATTGCTCGGAAGCAGCACCACGGTCACGACATAGCCGCTCTGCGACAGCCCATTCGCGGGAATAGAAAAGCTCTGGGGAATCGCTCCGCTTGTTCCTGCGGCAATGGCCCATGACAGCGACTCGTCGCTTGCGCCCGGAGCAACCGCGGGGCCTTCCTGGCTTACGCGGTCCAGATTCGTGTCGTTGAAGTGGTACGGAAGGTCGGTGCCGAACTGCCCGTCGCCAAATGCAAGATACTCCCGCGTGAATGAGGAGCAGCTGTTGCAATAATTCGCCGAAATGGATTGGGAAACTATGTTCAGCGTGCCTTGGGGATTTTCCTTGTAGAGCACGCCGCCTGCGCTCGAGAGGCTGGCGATTCCAGGGGTCAGCGCCAGCAGGCGCAAGTTGAGTTGGGTATTGATGTACGTCTTGAGGTAGTTGACTGTTACTGTGCCGCCGCCCAGTTGGCTAAAGGCGGCAGTTGTTCCCGGCCTTGACCGCACAAGGCCGGGAAGGAATTCCACATCCTGACAGTCGGGCGATACGCCAAAAGGCAGGTTTGTCGGGTCCATGAGCGTGTTGAGCCCGAAAAACTGCTTGACCTGTTGCGGTGCGTAGCCCGAAGTAGGCACGGATTACCTCAGCGGGAAGCAGAAGACGCCGACGATCGTGTCTCCGGTGATTCCAGCGGGATACGCGCCGGCGGCCAGTTCGTTGAAGGAAGCTGAAGCCGTGCCGCTTTGGAAGATTTTTACCTTGTGCGTGGTGTTGTCCGAGCCGGGAACGAAGCAGTACTGGTATCCAGCCTGCCCTTCCACCTGCGCAAAGCCCTTGATCGGGACTTTGGCGGACTTCACGAGTGAAGCGATATTCAGCGTATCGCCGCCCGTGGAGTAGCTGCCGCTGGCGGTGATGGTAAGAGAAACCCAATACCGCTTGCCGTCGTACCATTCATCATTTTTGCTTGCCGAAAGTGACATGTTCGTTTCCTTTCCGGGCCGAGATAGCCCGTTTCGATTTGACTCACTTCACCGCCAGAAATTCCCGTAGCCCCAGCCGTATGCGCCGCGCCGCACTGCGTTGTTCGGCCTGCGCCGCGCCGGAGAGTACTGCCGGGATTGCGCCTGCATGCTCAGGAACTCCTGCAAGTCATCCTTGTAGAGGCTTGCAAACATCGCTCCCGCGCCCGCAGAGCGCGATTCCGCCGCAAGAAACGCCGCCCAGTCCGCAACCACGTCCAAGCAGCCGCGGATGGTCAGCACGCTCGAAGCGTCGGAAATCGCAGACTGGCCCTTGTAGTAGCGGAGGGAAATGTCCGTGCTGTTCAAAGCGCCAAGGAAGTTCAGTTGCTCGTCGTACCACGCAAAGCAGCCGTTCAACGCGCTTTGCGCCTCGCTCGGCAGGACGTTTACCCGCGACATAGGCGGCCCAAAGTACAAATTGCCCGTGATTCTCTCCCTCAGAATCTCAGGAGCCAGAAAATCCACTGGCAGCTGCGGAGTTGTGCTGTCAGAGAGCACCGTAGCGCCCGCGGGAAGCGTGATGATGGTCTCCGCTGTCTCAGTCGGGCTGGTTGTGCCCATCAGCTTGAGCTGCACCTTGCGGTACGCCTTCGCCACGAACGGCAAAAGCACGGAATCCGTGAAAACGTCTCCCTGAATAAGCAGTGAAACCGTTCCGTTGCCCGAGGAAGCGTTAGCAGCGGACTGGTTGTACTGAAACGTTGTGGATGACGGAACCGCGGTGACGGTTTGCGTTCCATTGAAGGTTGTATCCGTCACCGATGCTACCTGCACGATGTTCCCGATCTGCAATCCATGAGCCGCAGAAGTGGTTATCGTCACCACGTTCCCCGAGCGCGACGCTCCCGAAGCCGTGATGTTCGATATCGACGGAACGTCGGTATCGTTCAGCAGGCTGCGGGCGAGCTGCATCGCATCGCCGGCGGTCGGAAATGCGCTTGTGGGAACTACTGGCATCAGGACACCTTAACGGCTTCTTCCTTGTGCGCCTTCGCCGGCTTCCACAGGCCTTCCGCGATGGCGCGTTCCCTGTCGAGCGGATAGCCGCAGATGCACATGATCGGCGGCAGGCCGGAATCGAGCACATCCGCGTACTGGCCGCACGCCTGGCACTGCACTCTGCGCTTCGGGGCGGAGGGAGCCCATTCGCGCTTTTCGCCCAGTTCGCGCACGGCCCGCTTGCAGAAGTCCGGTATCTGGTCTACGCGCTTTGTGGCCAGATACTCCTTGTCGCCTTCCTGAATCAGCCGGATCAGCCATTCGCGCCGCGTGGCTTGGGCTTTCTCGAGGTCCTCATCCGTGGGCAATTCCCCAGCGGGCTTGACGAAACAGCCGTGCTGCTCGAGCTTTTCCGCCTGGAAGAAGTCATCCACAATCTGCTGCGCGGTAATCGGAACCGGAATCTTTTCCGCTTTGGTCCAGTCGTATTCCGTGAACACAAGCCGTACATCTGTCACGTCGGAAATGCGCAGGGAAGAATACGAAGAGTTCTCGGGCTTAGCGGGAAGCGTGACTCCCGGCGTCCACGTGCGGCGAAACAGGAAACTTTCCGGAGCAATCGAATAAATCACCAAATCTGTTGCCATGCTTTTTCTTTTCTCCTAGCTGTATTTGAAAACTTCGGAAACGCTCGGCACGACGATGTGCGGCTTGCCGTCCCGTGACCATTCAGGGAATGCCATGTCATCTAGGCGGTCGATCAGCCGCTGCTCTTTGGCCTGCTCTTCGCGTTCTCTGCGCCTGCGGATGGCTTCGAGCTTCACGTTGAAGGACAGTTCACGATTCGCTTTTGCCGTGGTTACCAGCGCCTCGCAGATCGTGTCGGTAAGAGGCACGGGCTTTTTGGTTCGGGGAGTTTCGAGCACTTTGACCAGCTCGTATTCCCCTTCCCTCGGAAACGGACCAAGAGTCTCGATGCGCTGGCCGTTCACCCATTTGGTGAACAGCAGTTCCCATTCCGTCTCGGAACCGTAGTTCTCCGGAGGCATCCATGCCTCAAATACGTACTTGTCGATGGCGTCCGGATACTTCGGGACGTTTCGCATCTCCGTGACTTCGCGGACAAGATTTCCGTTCGAGTCGTAGTCTTTCCATGGGCCGCCAATCCATGTCAGACGGTCGATGCCGCGGACTACGCGGAACAGCGGCTTTCCATTGGGCGACAGGCCGCCGATTTCCGTGATGCGCTTCTCGAGGCGAGCGGGTACCGGTTTAAGCAAGGTGTGAAGTGGGGCTGTTGACGCACAGCCCCGGAAGCGGTCAGAGGTTATTAGTAGATGCTGGATGTGCCGGCGAATGCAGGCAGCGCAAGGCTCTTGATGAACGAGCCGCAGATGGGATTGCGGTTATAGAGCTGGATTCCGGCATTGAGCCAGAACTGCTCCGTAGCCTTCAATGCGCCAGTGGAGGTGTCCACCAAGGGCCACAGGATCTGGTCGCCGAACTTCACAAAGCCCGTATCGGTTCCGACGATGCGGCCCCAATAGTCGAGGCAGAGGAAGTCCACGCGGGTCCGGTCCTGGTGGATGGACTGCCGCACGGGAACGTTGCTCATCTTCAAGCCGTCCTGATTGAACATCAGATCAACGTCCTGATTGCCCGTAGGCTGCTTGAAGATGGTTACCGCAAGGGCCGCCTGCGCTTCATATGCGTCGGACTGCGCGGGATGGGCGTAGGCCACGAGCTTGGTCTGTTCACTGCGGAACTTCTCGTCGCCGATATTGATGCGAATCAGGTTCAGTCCGGCACGGATCATGCCCGTGACGAGAGCGGAGTTGTTCGCATTGACGCTGGGCGTCACAACCTGCGACGGGAAGCTCGAGCGGGTCAGGCCGAGCCATGTGCCGCTTGTCGAGTCGTTCTGGTGGTACTGGATGCCGAACAGCGAGGATTGTGCCGTCAGCGTTCCGGTAAGTCCGCCAATGACCAGAACGTCCGTGGCTACTGTGCCCCCGGGAGCCGCATCCACCGTGATTGTGTGCGCCGAACGGTTGATCGCCGTCACGTTGCACGAGCCACGGTTGGTGGTCAGCGCGGCGTTGTACACCTGAACGTTCTGACCGATCATGGCCAGCTCTTCCTTGAAGCCGTCCGTGGTCAGCGTGAAGGTGTTCGTCGCAACGCTGGTGATTGTGCCGATGACGCCGTTTCCGGCGGTGTTCATCAGCATGTCGAGATACGTCTTGAACTGCTGGATGGCAAGACGCATCACTTCGCCCGTGGTGCTCTTCACTCCGCGAGCCGCGCCTGTCGTTGCATACTTCGCAAGCAGGGTATAGCTGTAGCCGGAAGTGAAGTAGATCGGGGTGAGTGTTGCAACCTGCCACACCGGGCCGCCGGTGGAACCGAGCGCCCCGCCATCCATCGAAACCTGCTGGAAAGTTCCGCCAACCTGCGTCAACAGCGGAATACGCGTTGCGCGGTTGGACGACGGGTCCGCTTCCTGCTTGTCGATCAAGCCGTAAAGCGGGGTATCCAGTTCCAGGAGTTCGGGGATGCCCTTTTCGTAGATGATCAGCTCTCGTTCAAGAGGCTGAACGTTTGCCTCAACAGATGCCATTTAGTCTCCTTCGAGGAAATCTAGGCCGGACGGGAGTACGTTCGGGACTCAAGCTCGCGGAACACTTGCTCCGACGTGCGCTTTCCGGAAGGCTTTCCGGTGGCGTTGACGGAACCCGTGGCTTGCGGCCCCTTGCCCGCATCCCGCGTCGCGGCTGCCAAATTCCTCTTTGTGTCGATTTCCGCGTTGTTTTTCTGCACGATGCGTTTGCTCCATTTTGTGATGACCGGAGCCAGAGCCTTCGGAACGGCCAGCTTCGCCCGCCCTGTCGCGTAGGTGACGATGGACCGGAAGTCCGCTTCACCTCGCCGCCCCTTTCGCGCTTGGGTCTCGTAAGACTCCATCTGCGCTCTGGTTTGCGGCTGTGCGCTCAGGAGGGACATTGTCGCCGCCCATCCCTCTCTAGCCATGTCTCTAACGTCATCCTCGGAAGCATTCGGAAATTTCGACCGGATCTGCTTTTCGATTTCGCCGCCCACATTCGCCGTAATCGCTTCATCCACGCTGCCCCAATACGACTGGAACTGCGCTTCCGCTTCCGCTTGTTCCTTCTCCGCAAGCTGCCTGCGGAGCTTTTCCACCTCGGAAGAAGGCTGCGGATTCATCCTCCGCGGCATTCCCACGGGCATCCCAAGCGACTGGGCCACGATGACAACGGCATTCGCCAAATCGGCGTTCTGCTGCTGCTGCGCGAGGCCGTACAGATTGGACAAAACGGTATCGGTGTACTGAGTGGCTTGCTCGGTCCACAGAGACTGATCGTTTTCCGCCAGATATTGCGGAAGGGTTTTGAGCAGCTGCCCGTAAGCGAGTCCGTCGGAATCCTTCAGGGATTCGAGGAAAAGATTCGGGTCTTCTCGGAAGGTAGAGCCCATCGTGCGGTGCTCTTCCGCATCCTCGAATAGCTGCTCCGCATCGGCCAGAGTCGGCACGCGCTCGACGATCTGCCTCACTTCGGGATAATCGCCGAGTTCGGAAAACGCCTTCTCCCTGCCGATGATGTTCCGCAGTTCCGGATGTTCCTTGAACAAGTGCTTGTACTTGGAAAAATCGCCCGAAGTCTCGGGCTGCGCCTCCAAATCAGGCTCTTGCTCTTCTGCTTCCTCTTGAGCCGGTTGTTCCGCTGCTTCGAGCGGCTCCTCCGCAGGAGTTGGCTGCTCTTGAGGCTTTTCTACCGTTTCGCCGGTTGGTGACGCCGGCGGCTTTACCGCTTCTTCGGCCACGCTTGCCGCTACCGCTTCAGGCATTGCTTTCCTCTCCTGGCCCTGGTTGCGCTGTTGAAGGTTGCGAACCTCCAGGACCTTGCTTCTGGGGCGGCGGTGCCGCAATGGACTCCGCCGCCGCCAAATCCGCCCCGGGTCCCTGCCCGGCCAATCCCTGCGTCGCTATCGCCTGCTTGAGCGCTTGCGCCTTGGCGAGCTGCGAACACGCCTTCGCATACGCCAGCACGTTCTGATAGCCCGTGGGATTCGTCTGCTTGGCCTCTAGCCCAGCATCCGAGATCAGCCACTTCTTCGCCGTGTCTCCGGCTACTTGCAGGTTGTCCACATCCGGGTCGGGAGCCACGGAAGGCAGGTAAATCGGCTGGCCTGTCGTCTCGCTTGGCCCCGCTTCGTGCGGAGCTTCCTGCAAAAGCTGCTCGATATCCTTGTAAGTCTTCTTGCGCTGGTCCTCGCCGGGAACTTCGATTCCACGCGTGCCCATGTAGCGGAAGATGGTCTCGAGGTTCTGCGGGTCTTGCGCCACGCTTAAAAACAGCGGATTCGCCCCGTTCCACAGGCTTAGCGTCAGCGCCCGAACATCGGATTCGAGTGTGGGATATTGCGCGTCAACTTCGGGATAGGCGGTGACATTGCCCTTCAAATCGCGCAAGAGAATCGTGTCTGTCTCATAATCGCCCGTTGCGCCGAGCTTCGGAACTCGCAGATCTTCCATGCGGCTCTGCGCCATGCACTTAAGGGCCTTCGCGTCGGTGTTGCACAGGAAAATCTGCAGCTTGCGCCACGCCCTGCCGATTCTGCCGAGGGCCTGATTGCGCTGAATGGCGATTCCGCTTGCTGTGTCGTTCTGCCCTGTATCTCCGCCGAACAGCGCCGGAAACGCGCCTGTCAGGAATTGTGGGATGGCATTGAAGAGCATTTCGATGTACTTCATCATCGCCATGCTGGGCTCGACAGCCGGCGTGAACATCAGCTTTTGCCCGATGGCCTGATTCGGCTCGAGCGTTACCGGGCTGATGTTTCCAGCCTGCGCTCCCTGCGCCTGGCGAGCCTCAAAGTTCAGAAGATCCGTTGCCGCAAATCCTTCCGGCACGCCATACATGCAAATCTCGAACAGCAGGTTAATGGCGTCGTTCAGCTGCTCCTGAATCGGAACGATCGCGCTGGTCAGCGTCTCCCTTAGCTGCCCTTCGCCCGGCATGGCGTGGAACGTCTCCCAGCGTTCATCCATGCTTTCGTTCTTCGCTTCGCAGAACACGTCGTTGTAAAAAACAACGTAAGCGCCCTTCGGGAAAAGGCTCAGAAGCTGGCATCTCTTACAAGGGCTGGATTCCGTCGGGTTGTGGCCAGGTATTTTGTAGAACGCCGCGGGGCGTATCCAAGCCCTGCGAAACGTTCCCATGTCGGTAAGCAGCATTCCGGTATGGCGTCCAGAGCCGAGATACAGAATCCTTCGAGCAATGCGCTCGTAGCTGTTCGCCGTGCCGCCGTCAGTGTCCGCTCCCGCCGATGAGTCGATCTTGTCCGCTACCTGCGGATAGACCTGCATGGCCTTGGCCTTGTGCAAGTCCGTGATCCACGTCATGTAGAGGAATTCCGGCTGGCTGTCGGCATACATGCTGCGCTTCAGCTGCAGCGCCGGAACCATCGTGATTACTTCCTGACCCTTCGGAATCTCGATCGTTCCGACCCTCTGCGACATCACGGCCTTTTGCGGGGGAACATCCTCCAGCGGCTCTCCGCATTCAGGGCATGTCGGCTGCTCTTCTGTCGTTCCTTCCGCTTCGTAACCGCAATTCGCGCATGCGACCGTCGGCACGCCAACCGTCACTTCCTGCTCGGCGAATACGTCGCGGAAGTCGCTGCCGAACCGCTCTGCGTCCGATACGTAGCGCGTATATGAGCCGACAAAGCCGTCCGTGCACATGTAGTAGGTGACTTCATCCACGAGGTTCTGCCAATCGTTCTGCTTGTGGATGAGATCAACGGCCTTGGACGCGTTCTTTGCCGTGCTCACGTCCTCCGGATCTCCCGGATCTTCCGGCCAGAACCTTGCTGCAACGTTGTTCTGGCTGAGCACCGAGCAAAGACTCAACGTATAGGCCTGAGTGATGTTGGTGACGTGCTGGAAAGCAGGAACGTCAAAGTTCTCGTTCAATCCGAGCGGGGCCTGATTCGGCGGCAGCCACGTTCCGATATCGTCGTTCCAGAACCAGTACTGCTCTCCGCGAAAGAACAGCCTGCGCTTCAGAATCTCCCGAACCTCGAACCGCCGCGGGATTTCATCCTGCCGCTCAAGGTCCATGAGCAGTGACCAGAGCTCGTTCTGCAGCTCTTCGGACAGCACTGCCTGTTGCGGCTGCTCGGGCTGCTGCTGGCTCTGATCTTCCGGAAGGTCAGGTTGTACGGCTGGAATTGTTGCCAAGGGTGCTAGTTAGTCGAAACCCAGAAGTCTGCGCTTGTCGGGGCGCCAGTGACGTTGAATCGGTACTGCGCCCCGGAAATGACTGGAGTTACTACCTTGATCGGCGTTGCGGCCACAAGCGCCGTTGCCACGATGTTGACCCACGTCGTTCCGCCGTCCAGGCTGATTTGCAGGTCCGCTGACAACGCGCCAAGCGTTCCAACGGCCTGAAACACTGCGCTGAAGTCGCCTTCCGTCGGGCCTGCCTGGAAAACGAACGGCCCCACGATTCCAGTACCCGTTATGGGCGCGGGATTGATCTTGCTCGGCTGTCCAGTGACAATCGCAGGGTTTGCCATTAGATTTTGAATCCTTTCTTCTTCTGGCCGATGCCGGGAAACTTGCGATGCACGGCGGCTCGCACCTTGGCCTTTTCGGATGAAGAGCCGAACTGCGAGACGCGGGCCAGTGCGTTTCTCGCGTGCGAAGCGTCGGGAATCGGATACTTGCGCTTGCCGGGCTCGACAAACGTGCTGGATTTAAGATGCTTGCGCTCCTGATAGGTCAGTCGGCTCATATCTTGAAACCTCGCTTCTTTTTGCTTACGTACTGCGGAAAAGGCTTTCTCGGTGTCGCCGCAAAGTCGTGCAGCTGGTCGTGGCTCATCGAGAGCAGGCTGCGGTTGCGGCTGTAGAGCTTTCCCGGATTATGTTCCGCGATCGCCATTGCTTCCTGCTGTGCTCTGCTTTTTGCCGGCATGGTTTCCCTCGCTAGAAATAACTCGCACCAGCCTCGAGGCGAAATCGTTCCGCTGACCAGTTCGCAGGCGTTTGGCCGCTTAAAGTGTGCGCATTCGCTGCAATGGTCCGGGCCTTTCGCTGGATTCTCATAGCCGACTTGCCGCTTCGATTCCACATTTCAGCCCTTGAGGATCTTCTCGAGGCGCTGGATTTCTTTCTTGGTGACCGCCTTGCGCGGACGGCCTGGCTTATTAGGCATCGGGCTTTTTCTCCATAAGCGGAATCGCTGCTTTCTCGGCTTCGCTGCGCCACTGGCTGGGCAATACCCTGCGCTTCAGCTTTGGCAGAGGGTCTTTGTCGCGCAGATGGACGTGCGGCAGACCTTCCTTCTGCAGCAGTGCGTCCTGCCAAAGCCGCAATTCTTCCCTCAGCCGTTCGTTCTCCGCTTCGAGATACGTCAGCCGCGGAAACAGGAAGCGGCGAATCTCGTACAGGATGGGCCCGAAGCGGCTCATGCCGTGGCCCTTTGCGCCCAGCGCCAGTGCCTGCGAATCGGAACGGTCTGCGTTCCGCGCTTGCGCTCTTCGGACAGAATCCTGTGGTAATGCACCATGAGATCGTTTGGATTGGCCTTCAATGGCTCTACGCGCTCCTGAATCCGCACTTCGAGCGGCTTTTCTCCGGGCCTGTAGTAGCTTCGCAAGCCGTATCTCGCCGCGTCTGCAGCGTCATCGCCCTCGAACTTGACGCAATCCTCGACTTTGTTTTCGTCACGGCTCAGCATCGGCAGCGTCTTAATCAGCTCCGTGCAGTTCGATCCAATCACCCAATGCCCGCTGCGCAGCATGTCGTACATCAGCGCCCATCCGCCTACGCGGTCATCATTCGCTGGAGAGCACGCCGGAAGGCCGTGCGCCTTGAATACTGCGCTCATCTGGTCCGCAATCGAGTCTGTATCCGTCCTGTGCGCGAAGGCATCTGGCGAGAGCCATATCGAAGCAATCTCATCGCTGCCGTTCAGTTCGATGATCCGTTCCGCCAGCTGCTTTGGGCTCAGGTTATTGCCGACAAACTCCCTGTAAGTGGCTGTTAGCGAGTCATGCACCTTAGCGTTCCAGTACGCCGCGGCGTTGTGCTTGAAGCCCCAGTCAATCCCAATCCAGCGCGTGTTCCACGGCTTGATGCCAAACTCTTCGGGCCGCTTCGTATGCCTGAACGGATCGAAGATGTCGAAATACTGCCCCGCGAATACGTTCCAGTTGCCTTGCACGTAAATCTTCTGCATCTCGACTGGAAGCGTATTCAGCTGAGCCCAATAAGACTTGCTCAGGTGCGGATTGTCTGTAGCCAGCGCCGGCACAAATGCGAATTGGTCCGCGATTGGCATCAGCTCCATCGGAAAATCCCTGTCAATCCACAGCTTCTTTACCCAAGCATGCCCTTCGCCGCCAGGATTCGATCCTGCAATGAATTTGGGCCGCTCGATGCCCGGCCAGCGCAAGCGCAATCTGAGAAAGTCGAATACGCTTTGAGGATTCTTGGTTAGCTCGTCAACGGCAATCGCCGCAAACTCTGCTGACAGGTACTTGCTCGGATCGTCCAGATTCCTCAGCGCCAGCGTTCCCCCGCCGTACTTATCGTGCAGCTGGAAACAGCGGCCTTCATTGCCAAGTTTCAGCTTGCCGAGCCATGCTGGAAACTCAACCTGAATCTTGCTGATCTGTCTGTCCCAAAGGCTGGGATAGTCCTCGCAAAAGAGCCCAACCACGGCGTTTGAGATATGCAGCGAATTCCATACCTCGAATAGCAGCCAAACCAAAGCCCAGCGTAGGATGTAGCTTTTTCCGCCACCGGCTGCCCCGCCATAAAAAGTGAAGTCGTGGTCCCGAACGGTGCGAAAGAATTGCAGCTGCCGCTCAGTCGGATTGATTAACTGTGATAACGTCGCTGTCTTCTGCTTTGCCATGGAACGCCGAGGGAAGCTCGCCGACCGCAAGCGCGACATTCACCGTTGCGCCTTCGCTGTTCTTCGGCATGACACCCGTTCTATCCAGCAGCTCGAAGGCGTGCACTGGACTCTTTTTTACTGCCCGGGAAATCGTCTGAGCAGCTTCCGGCAAAGCCTCGTAAAGTATTGATTTTGCTTGGACTGTTAGCTGGTCAACTTGCGATTCTTCGAGGATTTTGTACACTGTCGGCTTCGACAGTCCCAAATCTCGAGCAATCTTGGACTTGCGCTCGCCATTCAGGCGCTTGGCGATCACAGCTGTCTTGACCGCGGGAGCCGTTTCAGCAGCCATTATTCCGCACCAACCGCCAGCGCCCACTTGCTCCTATCCAGCCGATACGCCAATGCCTCCGGCGTCTCCAATAGCTCTGTCCAGCGCCGGCCACGGATCTCCACCGTGAAACGCCCCTCAAGGAAGCGACGCACCAGGCTGTGCTCCTCAAATCTCAGGCTGGCGAGCTCGGCAAAGCTATGGAGGGTTCTCGCCGGCAATGTGCAGCGATAGCGATTGTGGCCAATCGGCTCAAGCTCGTGGCATAGCAGCATGCTATCGCGCACCTCGCGGTCCACATGCCGTTTGCTGCCGTCTTTGTAGAGGATTAAGTACTTTCTCTGGGCCATGCAGAGATGCGAATACTGGCTGCCTTGCTCGCCGCGGGATTTCCATCACGCCTGCCCGTGGCCAGGCTTCCTTCTTAGCTGAGGGCGAAACGGGAGGTCAGGCCGCTCCGCCCCCGCCGAAAGGATGTGTACGCTAATATGCTCTTTGTAGCGTAGTAGTACTGGCCGTGTCAAGCTCTTTTTCTTCGCCTTTTCGTCGCCTTAGCTTCGCTTTTTCTTCAAAAATCTTTGCCCCATACGCATTTTGTACTTGACACACTCACGTGAGTAGTGTATATTGCGAGCATGGAGGGTACGACAATGACGCAAGAAATTCAACCAGCATCACTCTCAGCCGCCAAAAGAGCATCACTCTCAGCCGCCAAAAGCCTGAACTTCGCCGCATGGGGAGATATAGCGCTCTTCCACAATTACACCACAGCAGTACTTAGGCGCCGGGTGCAAGCGTACTTCGATGCCGCAGGAGAAAACGACAGGGATACTGCGATACGATTGCTCCGCAGCACACTCACCGCGGCGGCCAAGTACTGTATCGGGTATGAAAAGCTCGGCCGGGCAATAGGTTGCATCATGCGAGAGTACTGGCGTCGAGGTAACGTAGGGTATCCGCACATTACGCCAGTCATACGCGCTGAGTCCCGCCGCGGCGACGGAGAAAACTAGGTAGTGACTCGCGGGATAGTGACGACAATGGCGACAACATATTACGCAGTGATCGCAGACCATCTAGCTAGTGAGGCCTGGGCTCGCAAGTACTTGGAGTCGAAGCTCTGGCCGAATGGCGTCATCTGCCCAGAGTGCAAGAGCGGAGCGCGAATCACAACGATGCAGAACAGGCCCAGCTACTATCGCTGCAACGCTTGCAAGTTGGATTTCACGGTGCGGACAGGGACCATCTTTGAGCGGTCGCACGTTCCGCTGCACAAATGGGTTTACGCGATGTACTTGCTTGTCACCGCCCGGAAAGGCATCTCTACGATGCAATTGGCGAAAGAAATCGGCATCACCCAGAAATCCGCGTGGTTTGTCCTGCATCGTTTGCGCGAGGCTCTGGGGCAGGACATCGACAAACTGCGCGGACAGGTGGAAGTAGACGAAATTCTCGACCGCACCGCAGACGTTGTGCTTGCGTACAAACCGAAGCCAAAAACGAAGGCAGCGAAGCGTCGAGCGCGTCGGAAGAAACGCAAGGCGAATTAGTGTGGCAGGGAGTCATCTATATAATTCCCCAAAAAAGCATTTCGCTACGTGATTGGCAAGGGCAAAAGGAATCTTGGCAATTTGAGCGGACGCGGCCTTGCGCTTGGTGCTTTTGCTGCCATACAAGCGAGACATCGAAGTCTCGCAGTCCTTTCCGAACCAGTCGCCACCTTGCTTGATGTGCTCCGCTGGGTTTGTAAGATGGTGCGTATGGGAATGGCCATCACGTTTTTTTATATGACCCGGATTTTTCAGACCGCTGCTTTTCGTTGCATCGCAAAGCCGCTGTACTTCGCGTTCATCCCATCTACGCGGGGAGCAATTTCCTTTGTAATCCGCCGGAAATTCATCCTCTCCGCGCAATGCACGCGCAATTTGCTTCGCCCGTCGCCACGGCATCGCCATATAGCTGTACTCTGTGCAAGGCGGCGAAGCCACAACCACAACGATTCGGTGAGCAATCTTGCGGAATTGCTCACCGCAAATCGTCAGAACGTTTTGCAGAACAAGGTGTCCGGGGTAGCCTCCCGTTCCGTAGTCATGCCGTTCAATGTCGAAGCCAATCACTTCGTAATCTTCCGCGAGGAATCCTTCAGCCCATCCACCCAGACCACAGAACAAGTCAATGGCAATGGATTTCTCCTGTCGCATAGGAACTGGCGGACTACTCAGTCCACCACCCGCCGCTCGCCATCGTTCGAGTACTCCATCACTTTTCTAAATGCCGCCATCCATTTCACCTTGCGATTGTCTAGTTCGTCATGATGGTAGCGGCATAGGGCCATCAGGTTGCTCAGCCGATCATCCCGTCTTACGCTTCGCGGAACGATGTGATGCGGATCATCTGCTCGCTTTGGGCATCTAACGCCTACTTGCCACTCGCATCTTCCGCCGCTGCGCTCGCCTAGCGCCTGCTTCCGCAGAATCCAATCCTTGCCGTGAAGAACTTCCGAGCCGTCCAGCCGCACAAAGGAACGCGGGTCGGTGTAGCCGCGCTTCTGCTTCTCCACTTCATCGCGGTTCGAGATGCGGCAGCCATGTCCCCGCTTAAGTTTGGGCTTCGAGAAAGCTAGACGCTTCACGGCAGTCGCACCCTCAGCCAGCACCTGAGCAGATACCCGGCATTCCTTCCTGAATAGCGGGGCACTTCACTCTTGTGAATCCAAGTGCTGAATCCTTTTTGGCGCGTGCAGTGATACCAGTTCCACATCGGCTTTATCGTCCACTCCCCGAATCGCTCCGGCATTTCTCCCCCACATGACTAGAAAAACCCTCGCCCTGCCTTGCCTTGCCCTGCCGTGCCGTGCCTCGCCAGGCCTATCCAGGCCCTACCTCAAATCGCTTCCAAATCGATCACCGTCTTTCGCTCTTTGTGTGGACACTTGACTTGCTCGACGTGCAACTCCAGATATTCCTGCGAATCGTCGAAAATGAGCTTGTTGTGCTTGAGCGCGTCCACCACAACCTTGCAGGCCCCGAATGCGTTGTCTTTGTCGTAAATCCGCGAATGCCACAAGGTAATCGTCACGCGCATCTTTACCATCGGCTTGAGATACGCGCCGTCTAGCTGCGAGCGGACCAGCAGGGTCCAGTTGTCCCGCAAGTCGCGCTTGGCAGACCAGTGCATGCGAAGGACTTTGTTCAGGCTGGGCGGGACGTGCGGTATCTCCAATTTCATTTGAACTCCAAGACTTCTTGGCTCAAACGCTTGGCTGCAATCTCGCAGTATTTCTCCTCGATTTCTATGCCGATGGCGCGTCGGCATTTGAGTACGGCCTCACCACGGATTCACCATCTCAAGCGTCAACTCCCTTGCTGCATGGAAGCTCTTGCTTGGCCCGCTGGCCACTACCGGGCAGCCCTTAACCTTGCAGCGGTAGATTCTTCTGGTGTACTTGGCCGCATAGGGATGCGGGGAGGTGGTGCAGCCAAACATGGGTATCTTCTCCGGCTTGGATAAGCGCATGGTGTTGCCGTGCCTGTGGCAGCGCACTTCGTCTGGCACCAGGCCGATAGAGTAGTGGACGCTCACAAACCCACCTTTGGCTCAACTAATGCCTGAGCCTTCTCTAAATCTTGCTCGGCTTCCTTTAACGCCTTCGCGCAACGGTCGATTTGTTTTTGTAAGTGGACGGTTAGGTACTTCTTCGCTTCATCGAATGTCAGGTAGTATCTAGCTCGGTACCACGTTTCGCTCAATTTGCCCTCCATCTCGCTAGAATCTTGTCTGCCTCTTCGCCCGTCCGCTGGCTCTCCTCTATTGCCCGATTGATGAGCGATACCTGTGGACTGGGGGCTAATGGCTTGCAGGCTATGGGCCGCCGCGGCGTGTGGTCGTTGATGAACAGCCCTCGCCATCCCTTTACCGTGGCCTCTTCGAGAATGTATGTCGTGTCGTAGCCCAGCACATGCCATTCTGCCAGTTGCTTCAGGGCGATTCGCTGCGCCCGATCAGTGAACGGTATGCGCTTCATTTCCTTACGCATCTCCACCCATCCTTCCCATGCTTCCCTGTCCAGCCAGTCAGGAAGGCTCATACGTCCCTCCAGATGTGCCAGCCGTTACACTCACTGCACCAAAGCACTTCCCAGTCGTGATCTGGATACTCTTCCCTCAAATCCTCCGCATCAATCGCCGCCCTTTCTTCCGATACATAAACTTTCTTGACGCACTTCTCCTTCATGCGACACCCCCACCATATCTCCCTGAAGTTAGGAGCTTTCTTTTCCGGTGGCGGCCTCTGGTTCGATCTTTCCCGCTGTATTCGGCTTGGGGGTCTAGCCGCTCCCTCAACGGGTCAGAAAGCAGTGCTCGCAGAGTCAACGAGCTAAATTCACTTGCCTTCAGGTCGCGGGTCGCAGGTCGGCGTTGCCCGCACTGGTACTTTGCAAGTGAAAGTGCACAACTTCGCCCATCATTCGCGCTGCCGCGCCAAGAGTGACGGCTCCAGACTTGGAAAGTGAACGGATCATATAGACCGTATGCGCTTTCTCGAAAGTTAGTGCCGGACCCGCGACGGGCATACGGTCTAGGTAGGTACGCCGCAAGCCCGGCAGAAAGCTTTCGTTCTGCTTGTTTATCAGTTAGCGAGGCGAAATGCAAGCGAAAAGTGTAGTCCATCCGTGTTTCTCCATACGACACAGACTTACTGCTGGACCGCTACTGCTTGTGGCCACTATTGCCTACTGCCACCGTCACACCCAGAATATCGCGCTTCATGTTTGGCGCGTCATACCACGGTCTCAGCCGCTCCTTGGCCTTGTTCTCCGGAACCGCCCGCCAGCACCGCATCCACTTCCGCATGTAGCCAGGATGCTTCTTCCGCCATTCCCGCTGGTAACGCCGCTGGGCCTCGGTCATGCCACACTCCTGCGAATCGCTTCCAAGTCAACCTCGCCGTTGAGGTACTCCAATAGCCGTTTGCTTTGCGCAGCCGTCGCCGCAGCACACGCCGCATCCCACGCCGCATCCCTCGCCGCAGCCCACGCCGGATCCCACGCCGCATCCCACGCCGCATCCCTCGCCGCAGCCCACGCCGCAGCCGTCGCCGCCGCCCTCGCCGCAGCCCACGCCGCATCCCTCGCCGCAGCCCACGCCGGATCCCACGCCGCATCCCACGCCGCATCCCTCGCCGCAGCCCACGCCGCAGCCCACGCCGCATCCCTCGCCGCATCCCACGCCGCAGCCCACGCCGGATCCCACGCCGCATCCCTCGCCGCAGCCCACGCCGCAGCCCACGCCGCATCCCTCGCCGCAGCCCACGCCGCAGCCATTTCTTCTTTCGTAGCGAGTCCGAACGCGAACCGCCGCGCTATGTGAATCGCATTGACGTTACGTTCATCCTCCACGAGATGTACGACCGCTTCGGCGCAGTCGCAGGCAAACAGTCGCGCTGTCTGGTCGTTCCATCTTTCCAGCTTGCGGACCAGCCGTGCCTGCTCTACGACACCCTTAGTGCCCTGCCATACTTGCATTCCACGTACTTCCACCTCGAAGATTGCAGGTCCGAGCCACGCGACCAGCATCTCCGGCTTTACGACGTGATATCCACGCACGCAAGGCGCAGGCTCAGCAATACGCGGCATCCATTTGCCTGGCCCATCGCCTTGCGGAAGGAACCATTCCCCGCGCCCACCATGAAACGCCGAGCCGTCCTCGTTCAGCACCTTGTAGAGCGTCACCACAGCCTCCTTTTAATCACCCAGCCCGCCCCTATCAAAACTCCGCGTCGGGATTCTTTAGATTGCACTCGCCGCAAACTGTGAATCCGCCTTCGCCACCACAAGCCGAGCACTTTTCCATGTCGCCTTCGTCATACCAAAGCGGGTCTTTTTCGTAAGCGTCAAAATATCCTTCATCGCATCCATTCCAGCAGGGAACCCAAGCGGTGCATTCCACTTCTCCGTGAATTGAGCAAATCCAAGTGTCTTTCTCCTTGTCGAAAACGAAGCTATAAGGAACTGCCGCTTGCTCATCGCTCATCTCAGTTTCTCCCGAATCACCCAGCCCGCGTACAGCGTCACGCCCGCAATCCACACGAGCAGCCATAGGAACGTCTTGCCCGTTGCCGCCCTTGGGCCTTGGAACTTCACAACGAATTTTCCTCGCAAGAGCATTCTCCGCAAACGTCTCCTTCGTAAGCTACTGGATAGCCGCACCGCGCCGCGCATGTAGCCTGAATGAAATACGTCAGGCGATTGCCATGTAGTTTTCCGAGCCATCCCTTCTTTGCATGAGGAATCTTTTCAGAATATAGAAGCAGATTCGGACGATACCTTTTGAGATATCCACGCAAAACGCCAGGAGCGTCAAAGGATGTAACTCCCCGCATTATTCCGGACAACTCATTTGTATTTGCCCCCTGTGTCCTCATGCACAGGCGAATAGCGGCTTCAAAAACTGGCTGCGTCAATGGCCTTCTCTTTTTCTTGCCCGTTGCCGCCTGCTTGCCGCGAAAGGTCATTGCGCAAACCCCTGCCAAATGATGTGGAACAAATAGGCGGAAATGCTCAGTGCCACCAGCAGCAAGCCTACGGGCAGCCAGATTGACGGTCTGCGCGGCACTCGCACAGGCTGCAACTTCTGCCGCTTGGCCTGCTCGGCCAGCAGCTCCCTGCGCAGAAACGCTTCTATGGCCTCATCGCGCCACTCTTCGTAGCCGTGCGTAGCCGCTTCCAGGCACAAGTGCCAGTCACGTCGCGTCGGATTGGTCAGCGTCGGCATTGCCGCTCCCTTCGTGCAGTTGCAGCCAGTTCGCTATAAGCTCTGGCCGCTCTGCAAAGCCCTTGAGCAAGTCCGTGATGAACACGCCAAACAGCGTGGGATTCTCCTCGAGCTCCCGCATGACAATCTCTTTGTGCTGATGAAAGGCGGAATAGGTTGTGGGATCGGCGGAGAACACGATGCGCTTGCGATTCTCGGTGTTCTTGATCCGCTTGCGTGCTTCCCGCCGGGGCAGCTTGAATACAACTGGCTCATCATCGGGAAGGTTGTCCCGCAGCCAGCCCCAGCGAGATTTGATTTCGCCCCACTTGGCCATCTACTTGCCTACCTTGCAGAACAATCTGATGTACGCGCCGTACTCCTCAATTTGCTCTTTGCTGTAGCCTTCCGCTCGCCCGATGGCTTTGTAGTGCTTTTGCCAGTAGGCGAAGGTGTACTCTTGGCAGCCAATGGTGATGTGATTGTAACGGGAGTTAGTAAGCGCATGGCGTGTCCCTTGGATATACAGAGGCGATTGTTCCCACGCATCGCCGGAGACCCGCGCATCGCCGGAGACCCACGCATCGCCGGAGACCCGCGCAGTGCCGTAGACCCACGCATCGCCGTAGACCCGCGCAGTGCCGGAGACCTGCGCATTGCCGTAGACCCGCGCAGTGCCGGAGACCTGCGCATTGCCGTAGACCCGCGCATTTGGCCCCACATAGCAGGACGCTTCGACCACAGCCGTATCTTCTACCCATCCGCCGCCATTCTTGTGTTTGTGCCAACCCTTACGCTCTTCGCTCATCGCAGCCTCCACGCTCTAACTGGCCTGGCATGATTCGATGGCCGCTTGCTCTCGCGCCACTCCACAAACTCCCACTCTGCCCCGCGGAAGATTTGACCTGCTGCATTGCCAAGGCACCGCGGATCGAGGAACTGGAACACATCATCGGTAGTCACTACGCCCCGCGTGCCGGCAAGGAACTGCGCTAGTAATTGAGCTACTTTCAGCGCGTGCTTGTGCTTGGCGATAGTGAGCCGGAGACCGTCGAGCTTGAGTTGCTTCGGAGAAGCGGCACGCCGTGCAGGGATAGCAGAGTTAGTACTTGGCGTTGGATTTGCTGCTTCTCCGAATCTCATTGGGCCGCCTTTAGCTGGTGAACGCTCACTCCGCAATCCCCTGCGAGCTTCTCCAGCAAACTGGTCATCTGCTCGGCTGGGACTAGGTGCGTATCGCGAGCCGTCTTTTTCGCTTTGTGTGCGGTAAAGATCATGCGCAGCGAATCTTCCTTGTCTTGGTTGTCGGCAATGAAAGCGGGAATGTTCAGGAACTCGGCATAGTGGCCGTTATGCGATTCGGGCAGAGTATAGAAGAGGGTGTCGGACTTGTGCCGCGCCGCTTGGCGCTCTTTGGCTTCCTTGACCTTGCGCTGGCCGACATCTTGCGCCGCGTCTTTCGTTCCCACGCCGGAAGCCGCGTTGCCGTCATCGTCCTCACGCGGCACGACGCAGATGCTTTGCAGGGCATAGCGAGCGGCGTAAGTAATGGCCGAGCCAACCGACTGAGCATCAAAGCGGTCCCGCTGCACAGCAGGGATGCTCAAATCCGATTCCATCCATTGCCCTGACTTGTGTTGCAAGCGGGTAGTCATTGTGACAAGAGCCAGCCGCTGGTCACCGCGCTCCTCAAACGTTAGCGCCGGATGCTGCATCACTGTGATGCCCTCGGCGTTCAGGTGCTCCAGCGTTGCGTCAATCACCGAAGAAAGGTCTGCGTACTTTGACCGGAAAGCTGGATTGGCGCTCGACTTGATTGCCGCTCCGAACTTGCCCTGTGCCTTTGCCAGGGCCTCAGATAGTTCGTTAATCTGCTCACTTGTTTTGACCATCGCCTTCTCCTTTCTCCCGCGCCACTAGCTGCAAGACTCCATCGGAAAACTTGTCCAGCTCTTCCTCGGTTATGGGTGCTGTGCGCCAGAAGTCCTTGAAGATGAGCGTTTCAAGCCGCACGACGTCAGCCAGGAACTCGTCAGGCTTTCGCATCGCTGCCAATCCCCCTTTCCTTGAGCCACCGCCGCAGCTCTTCGTTGTTCTGCTCGATTCGGGCGATGGAAGCCTTGATTCGCTGGTTGGCCGCGTGCAGGTCCTCCAGCGTCATGCGCATCTGCCAGTCCATCGTGCCTTCCTCTTCCGGCTCGTCGTAGCAGCCCGTTAGCCGTTCCATGTGGTCAATGAATGGGTCTTGGCTCATGCGACCTCCTTTTCTGTCATGCCTTCACAAACTTACCGCTTTCGATGCGGTACCAAGTATTAGCTTCGATTCCATCCTCCCCTACGTAGCCAACGACTACACGGTAGCGGATGCCATCCCAATAAATCGCGGTGATAGCCCCGTTAGCACCGGCCCTAACTCTGCTGTCCCTGCCGCCAACAGCCCATCCGCAGTCTCCGGTTGCTGAGGCGTGGCCGGAGTTACCGGTGGCGGATGCGTGGCCGCAGTCTCCGGTGGCGGATGCGTGGCCGTAGTCTCCGGTGGCGGATGCGTGGCCGCAGTCGCCGGTTGCGGATGCGTGGCCGCAGTAGCCGGTGGCGGATGCGTGGCCGTAGTCTCCGGTGGCGGATGCGTGGCCGTAGTCTCCGGTGGCGGATGCGTGGCCGTAGTCTCCGGTGGCGGATGCGTGGCCGTAGTAGCCGGTGGCTACCTTCTCGAATTTGTCGTCTGGCATCCGAGCGCGTATGAACGCCATTGCCTCGTGCCAAGTCTCGTAGCATCCGACCACATTGCCTTTTGGGAACTTGACCTTGCCTTCCAGGTCTATGAGTGACGATTCGGCTACTTCTACGACTAGCCAGCGTATTTTCTCGGCCTGCACCTTGAGCGACCAGTCACCAGCGCCCCACAGCCAGCCGTGCAATCCGTTGCCGCATTCCTTCGTCGGCTCCCAGTCGCTCGCCTCGACTGGACCATTTTCCGGCCAAGTGAAGCCGTACGAACTAGACATATCGGCTGCCACTGTGCGAAGTACTAGAACTGTTTCTGGCGCTGTTTTTCGGTCAGTACTCTTTTCCTTCATGCGACCCCCTTTTGCCGTGTGGCCCTTTGTGGCGGGATCTTCGGCACTGGACACGACCCGCCACATTCGGCTGCGAATGTTACGTGGACGCCCACCTGCCGCTTTTGCTCTAATCCGATTCGCAGCAAATGCCGAATCTCATCCAGCAGCGACCGCTCTTCCATCTCCGCCAGACTGCGGATTTCGTCGAGCATTGCTTCTATGACCCTGACGCGCATACAGCTCCACTTTTTGTCCATCGCTCTGCCTCATTCCCAGCCGGGGGACTGGGAGGGAATTTGGCCCTGAGCACCCTATGCCAACCACACAACCGCCTGACCGTGCCTCCTGAATCCGCTCTAAATCCTTTGTTTTCCGCACCCCTGTACGGAAAACCAACCAAATCAAACCTGCTCAACAACACCCAAGATGCGGTACTAAATTCCGCACGTGCGCCAGGTCTAAAGTCCCCGCTACGCGCATACGGAGCAAACCATGCCAAGGGAAACCCATGCCCGGCCCACTGACCGCAGACGAAAGGCATCGCCGCGTAGTCCAGTACCTAGAGACCCTGAACAAAGGCCAGCTAGCCAACTTCCAGCTTGGCCGCATGAATCGCGTCTCAAACTTCCGTAAGGCCCTAATCCAGCTAATGGAGCAGTTCATCGAAGCCAGAGCCGAGGAACTTTGTGCGGCATGGCTCCAGCAGTACGCGGCTCCGCGCCCAAGAGAGGACGTAGCAGAAGGCAGGCTCCCGCTCCCGCAGGCGAAGAAGCGGCGAATGCCTGTATGGGTCAAACGTGCTGTAGAGGCTGAAAAATCAAGGAGATACGCGCAAAAATACTGAGGGTAACAAGTCGTTATATTATGTAAACCAGCGGGGCGCATTGTGGCGCGTAGGGTCATGGGGATTCAGCTAGGCTGCTTGCTCCTGCTTGGGTTGCTGCGCTGCCAGGTAGGCGCGAATCGCTAGGGTGAGATGGTGCTGGAGATGCCGCCCGTCTTTCTTGGCAAAGGCCTTGATAGCCTTGTACTCGGGCAGCCCGATTTTCACTGTCTTAAGCATGTGGGAAGTCTACACCTAAGTGGAAAAGGGTGTCAAGAGAAAAGTGGAGTACTAGCGAAGAATGTTACTGAGGTACTAGAGAGGGGATTTGGCGGCGAGAGGGGAGTCCAGGGAGTTATGCGCCATTGCCATTGACACTCCCCTCTTGATCGTTAGGGCTGGCTAGGCCCACCGCCAAAGATTATGCCTTGCTGATGAGGTCGCGCAACTTGCCGATGCCAGCCGCGGCCACAGCGCCGCCTACCAGCCCGATGATGATGCCCCAGCCGAACGTGCCAAAGCTGAATGCGAACAGTTCCATGTTTGTTTCCTCCTAAAAGATTCCATTTAGTCCGTTATTCCAAGAACCTTGGCGTCGTCCGCATCCTCTGCCGCGACCTTCTCAGCTTCCATCAGGCAGAAGCAGCCCCATGCGATAGCGGCTAGGTTGTCATCGTACTGATTGCCGCGCTCCAAATATTCAAATAGATGTTCGACAAGGTGATTCTTGCGCTCTTCGAGGTATTCCCGGTCACGCAGACCGCGCTTCCAGTATTTCTCTTCTCCGTATTTTTGACAGCCAAGGGTATAGCGCATAGCCAGACGCCGCAGTCCCTCTTTAGGAACAAGGCGATATTCGATTCCAAGTGTGCGCGTCAGTTTTGGGTCAAGTGCCATAAACTCGTTTATTCAGGGCGGCAAGTGCTATCGATGGTGTCCCCATGCTCCCCCTGCCGCCCCGCCAGATTCGGGCCTGCTAGCCCGCTCACTAGGCCGTTTTCTCTCGGCCATCGCAAGGTCAAAATAGCGAGCAAACCACTGCCCCGCCCACAGCCCCTATTGCCGCGCCCTTTGCGCCCTGTGAGCCGCCAGCCGCCGCCCCAGCCCCGGCACAGGCGATAACCTTGACCTGCTTGCCAAGCCTGTGAATCCAGTTTCCCCCTTTTGCCGCGGTTAGCGCTGCGTCCCGCTGGGTCTTGAGGCTGTCTATCTGCTGCTGGGCCAGCTTCGCCTCTGCCGCCCGTTGCTGCTGCACATCGGCCAAATCCGCTTGCGTCTTGGCTAGGTCCAGCTTGCACGTCTCACAGGCCTGCACATATTCTTTCGCTGCTGGAAAGTCCGCTTGCGGCACAGGAACAGTCGGCAAAGGGTTGGGATTCTCTTTCGTCGGCGCGGGCGTCACCACCTGCAGCGGTACAGGCAGATTCGCTCGTTGATTGATGAGTGCCAACACCTGAGTCATAGAGCCTTGAAACTGCTTCTGGAGCGTGGCCGCGTTCTGCTGATACTCCGCATCCCGCGCCTTGAGCTTGGCGTCGAAGTCCGCCTGCATCGCTTTCTGCTGGTCCACAAGCTGCCGCTGGAACTGTGCTTGGGCATCCTGTGTGGCTTGGTTCTTGGCTTGGACGATTTGCTGGTGAACGTAGGCGGTAGCCGCCAGCAGCGCGAGAATCCCTACCCCTGCCACTGCCGCGATTCGGGTATGCGTTGAGGACCAAATCATGTGAAACTCAATACCTCTTGGCTGAGCCGCTTGGCGGCGATTTCGCAATACTTCTCCTCGATTTCTATACCGATAGCTGGCAGACCATTAAACTTCGCCGCAATCAGCGTTGTTCCGCTGCCGGCAAACGGGTCTAACACGGTTCCTTCTACCCATTTAGCGACAAGCCAGCGGAGATGCTGCAATCTGCGCGGAGCCGGGTGCTCGCCGTGGCATGGCCGCCCCCATTCTTTGTGCTTTGTCACAATCACTCTCCGAACATCGCTGCGCGTGCTGGTGTACTCACCACTGATTAGCCGTCGCCCGGGCCGTGATTTAGGCCACTCGCCAAAGACGTACGCCACATCAGCTCCGTAAAGGCACCGTCCTTTTCTTGTAGGGCAGGCGTAACGTAGCCAGCACAATCGTAGGAATGGAAAAAACTCTGGAACGGCTGATAGAAAACGCGGGTCTGAATCGCAGCCAAGGTGAACAATGAGCCTCTTCGCTCGCGGAAGCGCATGGCACATCTCTTTCATTAGCGGCCCGGGCCGCTCCCATCCAATAAGATGCGGAGAACTGTTCGGCCAAACCGGATCAGTGAGCACAGTATCTACATTGGCCAGCGTTGGCAGGATCTCGCGGCAATCGCCATGGTAAATGGTGATGCCCTTTTCCTCGTAGTACGGCTTCACCGTGGCTTCCGCGAGAAAATTAAACTAATGATGCTTCCGCCAAGAAAGCATAGGCTCCCCGCAACGTAGAGGCAGTACACAATCGTTTGCCAGTGCTGTTTCATGGGGGTGACTCTTCGATAGCGCGAATGAAAGGCGAAGGTCAATAGTCCTTCTTTGGTACGGCTGGAGTGGTAGTACTATGCTTACGCTTACTGTCTAAGGCCTTCTGCGCCCCTTTCTTCACAAAGTCGTGCGCGGCTTCCAATGGCGTCGCAGAACTCGGTGGGATGGCCCAACTCAAGATCACTGTCGAAGATGGTCTCCTTCTTGAGCGTGGCTATGCAATGCACCCGCCAATCGTCTATCTCCTGCTGTTCCAGCTTCTTGCCGTTGACGTGGGCCACGATGACGGGCTTGTTGGTGATAGTGCAGGATGCGTGCAAAGCTTCGGGTTTCTGCGCGTAAGCGGGAAGGGCTAGAAGGCTACTCACCAGCAGTAGCTTGTTGAACTTCTTCATAATTGGTCACCATCAGCGGGGGATAGACGGTGTTCTTTCTCTGCTGGGCGTGAATGTGCTCGTTGTCAGTGTTGGGATCTTCGATAAACGCAAAGAAGTGTTCCGTACCTAATTCGGCCACAATGGCATCCAGGAGGGCTTGCTTGTCGGGGACGTCATGCGTCCGAATGTCGTAGGCGCGGCCCTTGTGATGAGGATCGTCAACGCCAGAATGCGTTCCGTCGCAGGCAGAAGTAATTGTCACGTCATGCCCGATCTTCTTGCAGGCGGCGTCTATGGCGGCAAGGATGCGAAACCCTGCTGGCGCTATCACCGTGAACTGCACGCCATCTTTAACGCGGACAACGGGGATCATGCGAAGCTCAAAACCTCTTGGCTCAGGCGTTTGGCGGCTATCTCGCAATACTTCTCTTCGATCTCGATTCCGATGGCGCGACGGCCCAAGTCCTTGGCGGCTCGGAGCGTCGTGCCGCTGCCCATGAATGGGTCTAGAACAGTGCCTTGCGGCGTCCAACGCGATTCTAGGCACCACTTCATTAGGGCGATAGGCTTTTGCGTTGGATGTTCTAGCGCTTCGTCGGAAGCCCGCATCATTCCGTTCCAGAGCCAACGAAACAGCCGGACGCCTTTGACGAAATTGCTCCAAGCAAGCTCGCACCTAGATTGGTCCAAGTCATCCGGGCGCTCTTTGTCCCATACAAGCCAGCCAGAGGAAACTGGTAAGCGGTCAGCATAATAATTGGCTCCCCATAAGATGCAAGGCCACTGGAGCCAGAATGTCGGGTCAAATGGCTTATCGTCATCATGCACTGGCGGATAATCCCTGCAAGCGGCAAGAACACCCCTGCCACGTTCGGCGTAGTTTGTAGGGTGAGCAATCCCATACGGCGGGTCAGTCAGCACCAAGTCCACTGGCTCGAGCTGCGGTAGAATCTCCCTGCAATCCCCGTGGTAAATCGTGATGCCTGCCTTGCTGTCCTCGTAATAGGGCTTCATTCGGTTTTTGTTCTACGGGGAAGGAAAAGCGAAGTCAATAGTACTAGCGTAACGTCAGTTGCCACTTCCTGTTAGGCTCAAGCACCGCTCTGGCCATCATGCACTCCGTAGCAGCCAGCCCAGCCACTTCAGCATAAGAGCCGACATATTCCAGAAAAGAGCTCGACATTGCCCCGCCCTGCTTCTCGAAGCGGGCTGTGTGGTTGTTGCCATCGCGCAGCCTTCGCCATCTGAACGTACAGATTGGGTCGTGGAGATGGCCGACAAGACAGAGGTTGGCGTCCGAGGAAAGCATGAAATCGTGGAGCATATTGATCTTTGCTCCCTTGGTCCTGGCCGCTCCCCTTCCGTGCCAAAGGTCAACGCGGAAGGCTTTCCAGTCTCCAAAATGCACGTCGATGTATTGCTGTCCTGCGCTGTAAGGTATTCCAAGTATGTCCGATATAAGGCTGCCAAGGTCACCAAAGCCGATCGTTGCTCTTCGTTCGTGATTGCCCCCGACATAACCAAGGATTCGATGGGCAACGGGTGCCCATAGGCGGCAGAACTCGCGGACTTGGGAATGAGGCTCACCCGTATTTTCATAAGGGCTACCAGGGGAGCCAAGTCGCCACGCATCAACATTGTCGCCTCCCAGAACGATGAAGCGATTCGGGGCCGATAGAATCCACTCAAGGTACTCTTCCTCTTTCCGCACATTGCAGCGGACGTGACCATGCTGTACGTCCGTCATGTGGATTAGTTCGAGCACATCCCATTTCTTCGCGTCCTTTTCGTCGAATCTGACGGAAACGTACTTGGCCTGCTCGCCGTAGTGCATCCCCGTATGGCGCTTGAACGGCAGCGGCTCAAAAAGCGGTTGTATGGTTTCCCTGAAGCGGTGGGCCAGAACTACAGGATCGTGTTCTCGATCTTCTTTCGCTTTTTGTAGGTGCGTTGGAACCAACGGTTCAACTCCCTTGATTTGGGTTTACTCCTGTACCGCTTCCTTCGCTTTATTCCTTTTGTGGAATAGTCGTACCGATCAGACCGCGCCCTCCCCTTAAGGGACTCGTTATATCGCTGGTCACGCGTCTTTTTGGCGAGCTGGGCCTCGAGGTAAAACAGCGCGTCCAGCAATTCTTCTATGGCCTCTAGGATGAACTTGCGCCTGTCCTTGCGCGGGTCGAGCGGAAGCCCGTATTTGTTCAAGCCGTATAGTTCCCGCGCTTTCACACGCTCGATGATTCGCTCGCACAATGACACTGGGCCTCCTTGACCGCAGACGATTAAAAGGGATGTTTCTGCTCATGGATGACAATGATTCGCCGTGTATAGGCCTCTTTCATCTCTTCGATGGTGTGGGCCAGCTCCGGCAAATCCTCTTGCGGGAGCTTCCTTACTTGCTCTAGCAGGTAGTCGCGGAGAATTTCTGCGGCTTCGGGGTCCAACATGAGGAGTTGCACGTTTTCGTACAAATTTGCGAATTTGTACGTTTTCGTCCTTAGTGGCGTCCGTTCAGGGTTCGCGGATAGCGAATGCCTGAAACGTGCAGCGTACCTTCCTCTTCATCGTGCAGGTGGGGCCGATACTCGTTCAGGGTCCACCACAGCCGGCGGTATCCCGCATAACCGAATAGCAGCAGCGGTCCTACGACAAACACTGCCTGCAACAGAAGTCGAGTCCAATCAATGGGGTTGGTATTCACAGCTGGGGCCCTCCGCTTGAGTCTGCTCCAGGCACCTTGAGCGCGATGGCTGCGCGGTTCAAGTTGCCGGAAAGTCCATGAGAGAAGCGGAACACCCAGATATAGAATGGGCTGCTGCCCTTATCTGGCGTGGGCAGTGCTCCTACTGCCGCAGAGAACACCCAATAGGCCCCTAATACTTTCCAGACGAGAGGATTAGCCAGAAGGCTGGTGATTTCTGCCATTGCTCCTCGCTTGATTGAAGATTCCCGCCATCAGTTCGCGGTAAGCCCGTGCGTGCGCCTTGCAGAACAATCCTCTCTGCTGGCTCTTGCCATTCAGCACCGGCTCCGTGCACGGCATCAGCAGCTCGGGATAGTCCTCCGACTGCTTGAACGCGATACAGCGCTTGCGTTTCATGCGAGCCCCAACCAACGCCTAAGCCAGCACCAGAGACTTACTGGCCAAGAAAGCGAAGGTTGGTCACAGGGTTTGGGCTTGGCTGTGTCAAGGTGAATGTCAGAAAAACTGGCGTGGACTTCTGGCCGATGTTGTCTACAGCATAGACAGCAACACCAAAAGAGCCAGGACCAGGGTACGATAAAACCAGCGGTGCCGTATCAGTTGGCGTAGTCTTAACATCTGCACCATCGGTGCGCGGGGCCGTTCCTGTGACCTGCTGCGAAAGGTTGGCATCCCACACCTCGAAGTGATCGAACACCATCGACGGGTCGGACGCCGTCCAATCCCATGCGATTTTTGCGTTGAGGGACATTTCACGCTCCTTATCTAGAATTCAACCGATTATTCTTGACGGCAGAACGGCCCTCGATCAGCGCCGCAGCTATAGGGAGGGACCATCTGCCCAAGAGCCGCCACGCCAAATGCGGGTCATCGTGCGATTGCTGCCACGCGAGCACGCTGCAAGTGAAGCCGACGCCGAAACCCACGCTGCTGAGAGCCGCAATAGATCCGTTATCGGGATTCCCACCGATGAATCCGTTGGTCTCCCGCAGCCCGCTTCTGCGCTGCGATGTGGTCCACGCATCCGCCCCGACTGCTGCGGCCTGAATTGCAATGCCCGTCCAGAACCACTTATCCGTGTACCAGTGCTTTGGGCTGGACTTCGAAGCAAAAGCGAGCTTCCCTGCCGGAACAGGAGCCAGACGCATGGCGTCAGGCTTGGGCTGGGGCGCGTCGGGCAGTTGCGCCAGCGCGAGCGAAGGCAGAAGCAGGAGAAGCAGGGCAGTGAGTTTCATCAGTTTGTAACCACAACGGTGGCTTTGATATTCGCTAGGGTTTCAGCCGCCTGGGTGGTGAACTGAATTGAGATAAGATCGCCTGCCGCATATGCGACGGTGTGCGTGGTGTCGCTGCAACTCGTGGCCGTTCCCGTAGTGCAGGTCATCGTAGTTGTGCTGCCATTCTTTAGAACGGTGAACACGCCAGAGGAAGCATTGACGCCGCCCGTTCCCGCAGTGACGATAAGACTTTGCAACGTTCCCGCGCTGGTCATGATCTTCCCTGCGCCCAGGGTGGTGCTGGTGCAGGTGCTTGCGGTGACGTTGGAGCCTGTTCCATAAAGTCCGAGCGTGGATGCTGCCGAAGCTGTTCCCGTGCAAACGCCCTTGATGCTTTCTCCACCTTGCGTCGAGTAGGTGAGATTCGTTCCGGTATTTAGGATCGGGCCAATGAACTTGTTGCCGCCAAGGTCAATGAAGGTTCCCGCCGCTCCTGTGGCGTTGATTGCGCCGTTCGTGCTTCCTCCCGTAAGGCAGGAACCCGAAGCGGACACCGTGCCGCCACCAGAGCCGAAATTGATTCCCCACACCGTAGCGGCGGGAGCGGCGCATCCAGCAGATGCGCTGTTGTACCCCCACCCTTGCAGCACGGCGCGGCCCCCGCTTTGCACTTGGATATGGACGTTGCTTCCGCTGTCAAGTGGATAATCGGCATTCCCCACGTACACCCCGCCGTTCACAAGCACGGAACGGCTCGCGCCCCACCACTGATTCGCATGTCCGTAGCAGATTCCTGATGAAGTCACCTGAAACGCGATGGCTCCCGTAACGGGATCGGCGGAGTACGAATCGTAAAAAGCGATGTTGGGACCGCCGCACACCACTTGCGAAACTCCGTTTCCTCCGAACGCATCCACTTGCAGGTTGACGGCAATGTCTCCTTGGCCGTTGAACGCCACTCCAGTGGAAAGCCCGGTGGCGCTGGTCAGCCAGTGATTGAAGCCGACATTGTAGAGGTAGGAATCCCCTCCGACCGTGGCAATGGAAGTTGCTGGAGAGGTGGAAATGCCGCTGAACGTTTGGTTGAGTCCGTTGATGCTGAAATCCTTCCAAATGGTATTGATGAATCCAGGCGAAGCTGGCGAGAAAAAGCATCCATTGGAGTTGCAAGTGGTGAAGTCGAAGTTGGGCGTCGGAACAAAGATCGTAACGCCGATTCCCTGACCGTCGATCTCCCATCCGGTAGCGAATTGACTTTCTGCGTTTTTGCAAGTCGCGGGGCCGGTTTTATCGCTCAGAATGCCCTTCTGCACCATGATCATTCCTGCGGGCCATACTATTTTTCCGCAATTCCCAAGTGCATATAAGGCCGAAGCCGCCGCAAGTACCGCCGTCGTGTCATTTGTTCCCCAAACAAAGATGCCGTTTCCGGTGGCTGCCCCGGTGGAAGTGGTGGAGCACGTTCCGTGCGTGGCATCAATGAACGTGAAGGTTCCCAAGGGAATCAGATTTGTGGTGATATGTCCAAAACACGCTTTTCCGGTATCGGTAGATGCAAAAGGCGGGTCGCTTGCGGTGATGGTGACAGTTACCGGATTCGCTCCACTAGACCAAGTGGCGTCTTGGACAAACTTCGTGTCCGCCTTAATGCCGTAGGTGGAGCTTCCCGCGTCAATGCACCCGGGACCGGAGCATCCGCCGCCGCTGCCGCCTCCGCCCCCCGACACGCTGAACCAGCTATTGCTCGTCGCGTCGTACTGGAACTGGCAGACGGTCGTGGCATTCGCCGTGGTGCTAACCGTGCATGATGATGTGAATCCCCCGCCCGCATAGCTCCAGCCGGACACGGCATGGCCGCCGCTTGCGTCCTGCGTGAAGATGATGGTCAGCAGCGTACCTCCCGCAGGCGTCTGGTCCGAGCTGACATTGATGGCCGTCACGGCCTGGTTCACCAGCACCTTGAAGGACTGCGTTTGGCTAACGTCCACGTTGATCGTTCCGCTTGAGATCGGCAGGGATTGCTGCGCTGACAGGCTCCCGCCCGTCCCCAGCAGAACGGCGAGGAAAAACAGCAGTTTGATTTTCATGGGATTACCTGATGACTCTCCAGTTGATGACGATAGCCGTGCCCGTCTGCGATGCCGAAGTGGCGTTGCAGCGGGTGAAGTTCACGTTGCCGCTAGTGACGTAGGGCGAGACGTGCATGAGGGCGTCTGCGCTTCCCGGCGCTGTCGCATAGCTCCATTCAATGGCGTCGGTAGTAGCGACTCCCGTCGCGGCTGTAGTCACTGCCGTTTGGCAAGTGTTGCTGGTTACGGCTCCCGAGGTCAGTGTGCTAGTGCCAGAGGCGATAACTAGCCCATTGGCGTGAGAACCCTCTGCGACAATCTGGCTATTCCACAATAGTCGGTCGCTCGAATCCTTGCCCAAGAACACGTTTCCCGAATTGGCGTTGTTGCGCCAGCCCACATTATCGCTTGAAGCGAGCAACACCACTCCCGACGTGGATGGATTCGCGGAGGCCGACTGGAAATTGTTTGCTGTCAGCAGTCCCTTAAACGTGGTGCTGGATGACATGGATTACCTCACCACCCGCCAATTCAGGGTTGCCGCATTCGGGGTGACCGAGGCGGCTGTCGGATTGCAGTACTGGAAATTCACGTTCCCCGCTGTCGGCCACGAACTCACCACAAGCTCGGCTGGATTCGCTGCGGGAGCGGCATTGAAAGCCCACGAGATGCTGTCCGTGGTCGTCACGCCCGTGGCTGCGACGGTGACCGTGGTGCCGCAGGACCCGGCAGCGCCCGTCGCGCTCGCGGCGTAACCCAAGTAGCACGGCAGGCGCTTCACCATACACGGCAAAAGCTCCCGCGCTTGATTGTTCCGTTGTTTGTAGTGAACTGCGCCATGATGTTGATGACTGAGCTTGAGGCATTAGAAGGCTGCTCAATCATGCCGAAAATATCAAAGTTGAATACCGTGTTTGCCGCCGATGGCGTGAAGGCCCCTCCGATAGCTGTCGCTGTTGTGGTGGTCAAGGTTGGCAGATTATCCGAAAGCAAAGCGCTGGTGCTCGTGTAGACTACCTTTTTTACGTAGATGTTTGTCGGCGCTACGGTTACATCCTGAATGCCAAACTGGTCTGAGGCTGCTGCCGTTGCCTGAGAATATGAACCGTGACATTCAAAAGCAACGTTTAGGGCGGTATTCGCCGGCATTGTCCAGCTCAAACCTGGGATATTTGTCAGCGATGCGCCTGCTGTGATGGTTTGGTCTGCGGTGACGCGGTAAGTGCCGTAAACGGCATCCAAGTCAACGGCTGCTACTGAACCAACTACGTTTTCCGCTACGCCATTATTGTTATTAATTTTCAAGCGGTGCGCTGTGGAATCGGCCCAAAGCATGCTATTACTTGCCAGGCCAACCGGCCCTGTGGTTTCTCCAATTTGTATCCGGTTTGCTCCTAAATTAAGGTTGTTTCCTAAACCGGTCGGCACTTGATATTTGTCCCCACTGCCATTCCCGGAGCCGCCCCATACTAAGCTGCTGGCATCTAATGTTCCGGCTCCGCCTATGTGGGTTGTAGCTTGATAGGAATTGCCCACGATTTGCGAGCTTACCAGTGTTACGCCAGAGTCTATGGAAATGTCGCTTGTGCCATTGGCTGTAGGGCCTTGGAAATTTATGCCCGATAGATTCAGAAAACTGCCGGATGTCGAAATTTCAATCCCGGCATTGGTGTTGCCCCAGTCCGATACTCCAGTTATGGTTGTACCGGGCAAGGCGGCGTTCAGAACAATTCCGCCGCCCGTGCCGCGATTCCGTATGTAGGAGCCTCCTGTTACCGTCAAACGGCTATTCCCGCCAGTCCCAGCATTCAAACCATCCCCGGCGTTATCTTCGCTTTGCACTCCGTTCAGGCTCACGTCCGTTGCTTCCGTGGTATTAAGTGTGCCTCCGGACACTGTGACCCCATTTGCTCCATTAGTATCAAACTGGCCACCTACGATGTTGATGAATTGGCCGCTGTCGATCTGAAGTCCGCTCAGTGAATTCCCCCAAGAGTGGGCGTTTATTAGCGTCTGGTGGAAACCATGAATGGCAATTCCGTTACTTGTGGAGTTAGTTGCCCAGACATCCTGCACTACGTTATGCGAAGTCGTGATGTAATTCTCGATGGAATTGTCCGAAGGATTGAATGCCCTGATACCAAGGGCGTGAATCCGGGAAGAATACAAGCGGGAAAGATAGCAGCGCCCTGCCCCGCTTTGGCAAGTTAAATCCTCAACAGTGCCGTCCAGTGCGTTGTTAATGAGCACGGCTGCACCGGAAGCATTGCCTCCGCCCTGGATACCTGGTTTCCCTTTAGCTACAACTCCCCGAATAAGAAAATTCTTGGCCCAGATAAATTTACTTATCTGCGCACCGCGCAAAGACACTGAATAGAGATTTTCCAGCGGCCTGACCAGGGGAACTGTGGTTCCTCCCACATAGGAAGATGCGATTTGATTTACCTCGGCAAAGCGCGTGTCAAAAATGGCGATTTCATCTCCGGCAGACAAGCCCGTGCCGGATGCTACAGTAATGCTGGTTGCTCCCAATGTACCGTCAGCCGTTAGATTGGACTGAACAGTAGCATTCCCGCTGTCTACTTCGATTAGCGGCGCAAGCGTGGCGTTTGAACTTGCGTAGGTTGTTTGCTGGTTGTTTAGCGTGCAGCCGGGTTCACAGATTATCTTGAACCCCGTCAAAGAAGTAAAAAGCCATGGAGCAGGGAAATTGTATGTGCCTGGGAATAGACGGTAAGTGTGATTTGAAGATGGCGTTAGCGTGGTTGTCATTGTACCACCACCGAATATCCATACCTCTCCTGGCGTTGCCCCAAGGTCGGAATCGGCAGCATTTATCCATGCACCCATATCCGTGCCAGTCCATCCGGGTGTGTTGGCCGCATCGACACAACGCACTGCCCCTTGTAGGTTCTTGCAATTCAGCGGCCCCCTGAACGTGTTGTTCCCGGTGAGGGTGTTGTTTCCGCTCGAGAGCACGTCTCCGCCGCCGCTGCCCGCCACCGTGGCCGTGAACGACTGGCCCGTGATCCCGTTGCCCGTGACCGTGTAGGTGTAGCGGCCGGGAGCGGCATATACGAATACTTGCCCGTTTCCGTCGCTTGTCTGCGGATTCGTTGTTGGCGTGGTGAGGGCCGGATCTGAATAGACGGTGACCGTAGGAGAACATGGAATGCCTGTTGCACCATAAGCGCAGACGGTGACTGTTGCGCCAGCCAAGGGCCTGCCGGTAGGACCGAATACCGTGATGGCTCCCCCACTGATTGAGCCGCCCTGAGCGAGTGCCACGCCGGCGCAAGCGGCGAATAGGGCACAGAACCTAAGTCCTATTCCCATTAATCCATTTTTGAGATAGTGTCTCGGCATGAAATACCTAGCCTTTCTAGTTGTTTTCCTTGCAATTCCCTGCTGCGCTCAGGACCATAAGCCGATCAGGAAAGAAAAAGCCTGGATCGCGCTTACAGGCCTGTCCGCAGCCTCAAGCCTTTCGGACGCCATAGCTACCATGAGAAACCGCGACCGCGGGGACCATCTGATAGCCACCTATGGCACCTACGGATGCGGGCCTACGGCTCAGCAGTACTGCGGTTTCACCGAGCACAACCCCATAGAACGCCCGTTCACTTCCCTGCCTAAACCTGCGTACTATTCCTGGAAACTGGGTGAAAGCGCTCTCAGTTCCTACGTCGGCCTTCGCATGAAGCGCAGCCATCGCTGGTATCGGCATATTTGGTGGCTGCCGCAGACCGTGAACGTTGCGAGCGGAATCGTTGGGGCGGTGTACAATACAGCACATGGCGGTTAGCGGTTTCGCTTTACGTTCTCTATTGCAAAGCCCTCTGCGGGGTACTAGCGTTACGGCGTGATTCAGGTCGCATTCCTAGCGTTATTCCTTGTCGTGGCCCTGGTTGCCATAAGCGAAGCGTGGCACGAGGGAGACATTCCCTGGAAATCTGGGCGTTGGCTCCTATTCTTGGGCATTGTTGCGCTGGTTTCTTGGCTGCTGTGAAATGAGAGATTTTTCCAGCGCAAGTAGATAGGGAGACAGTGCCAATCTTCCGCCGCCGCTCGCTGATCGCGCCAAAATCATCTGAGTAGTTGGACTTGCGAGAAATTCGGGTACTCCCAATCCCAGCGCAGAGCCTACGAGTGCGCCTCGGGGTCCTCCCTCCCTGTATCCAAGAAATCCGCCAATACCAGCTCCAGCCAAGGCTCCAGTATGCGCAGCCACTCTCCCCGCAATTCGTTGCATAACTCCCGCCTGATCGGATAGCCTCATGGCCTGCTGACGTGCAGGAATGAGGCTAGAAATCTTCTGGTTAAGGTCGGAATTTCCCGGTACTAGGTTGTCAAGCTCATTGTCCAAAGCTCCATATAGGCGTTGCTTGACCTGCTGAACAGCACTCATTCTCTGCCATTCTGGAGGCCAGCTTTGGATTTCTTGCCCAATACCGCGCTTCATCTCGAGGAGTTCATCGGGAGTGAATTGCGTTCGGCCACTCTGGTCTAGGTCGAGCAGGTCATGTAAAGATGCCAGCTTATCGCGGATTGTTCGGGCATTCCGCGGCAAGCTCGAAATCGCATTGTTCAGAACATCATGCGCGGGCTGGCTGCTGCCGGTAACTCCGCTCTGCGTGGCTTGGTGAACGGCATCTTCCATCTGTGAAGTCAAGTCAGAAATCTGCGATTTGGCCTGAGCAGCGAGAGTTGACGGCCTGACTCCCTGCGTGTTTTCTAGTACGGCCTGCCCGATAGTTCGCCCGCGACCTCTCATTCTTTCGCTTACCTTGAGCGCGGACTCTGCCATTGGAGGAGCAACCTTGGACAGTAGCGCGGATGTGCCTTCGGCTAGTGGCTGAAACGCTGCTCCGCTGATTGCTGCGCTTTTTGCTTCCGCTGGACTTGCGCCGCCAACTAATGCACCTGTCCCCGTGCCAGCACCGGAGGCCAAAACGCGACCGCCAAAGCGGAGAAGATTTGGAGCTACGCCAGCGCCTCTAATCACTGGGAAAAGCCCTCCCGTTGCCATCGCTCCAGCCGTAGTTCCTGCAAACTGGCCGGATTGTTTCATGTACTGGTTTTCGTTGGCCGCCACATCGGAAGGAGAAACTCCCGCAGGAAGGGTGACATTTCGTAGCCGAGGGTCTTGGCGATACGCTTCCTCGTTCGGGATGATGTTTGCCAGCTTCTTGCGGGATTGTGCGAGTGCGTATCCCTCAGGGTCTGTCTCAATACTCGGTTGCAAGGCCGTTCGCGCATTGAGGATTGGGCCGCCCTTCTTCGCCTGATAGCTTCCCGCAGGCATGGAAACGGGTGTAGCTCCGAGGTCCGAAAGATCGGACTGGCTTGCGCCGAGGTCGCTGAGATCGTACTTGTCGCCGTTCGCCATGTTATTCGACTACCTGGGCTCCGCGGCTCTTTGCCGCTTCAACCTTGTCAGCGGGAACGTTCCACGTCCTGCCATCGGGGGTTTTCATCTGCACTGTGCCAGCGCCCTTCTTCGGCGGCCGCATGGCCTTTTCGTTCACGTACTGCTGTTCCGCATTCAGCGCCGCAGCGAGGGTGTCCTTCGACATCTTTCCGGTGTTCGCCAGGTCCTCGAAGTGCTCCATTAGCTGCTCGCCGCCGCGAGACCCGACGTGCGCCTGCATCAGCGCCGTCGCCAGCAATCCGTTGACGTGAGTTCTGAGCGCGACGTATCGCGGATCTGCGGTTCCGATTTTCCCCGCAAGAAACTCATTCCATCGCGGTGACAGCGCTTCAAGTTCTCCGGGCTTGAATTGCGCGAGGTCCTTCTGCGCCAGATCGAACAGTCCGCCCGGACTCGTCAACTGCCGTGCCACTACTACTTTGGCGGATTCCGAGCTGGGCAGTGACGTGACGCCCGTGGCTCCTGCGCTTCGCAATTCCTCGGGCGTTCCGGCAACTTGCGTACCATCCGGCAAGGACCCTACCGACATATTCGGCACTTTGCCCTTGGCTACGATTCTCGGACCTGCGGGAGCTGTTGGAGCCTGTCCGCCCTTTCCAGAAGGTGCGGGGCTGCCCGTTCCGCCAATCACGGGAGAAGTCGTAGTTGTCTTGGGCAGCGCGATGATGTTTCCATCCTCATCCTGCTTGTATTCCGTGGTGCTGGAAGTCTTGGACATCATGGAAGAAATGGCGTTTACATCCACGCGCCCCACTTCCTGCCCGAATTGATTTAGCACGTGGTAAAACGGTTTTCTAGTTTGCGGGTCAAGGTCTGGGATGTACTTCTTCGCTCCGGGCACCATGTTTCCAGTGAGCGGCTTGGTGTCGATCAGGTTGTTGTTGTCATCCCACACGCCTTCGAGACCCTTGGAACGCAGCGTGCTTTCGATCTGGTTGCGCTTCTGCTGATTGCCGAGTCCAACCTTCGTAAGGTCAATGGTAGGCCGCTGCGAGAAGTAATCCGCTTGAGCGGAATGCAGGCGATTGAGTATGTCCTGATTTTGCAGTTCACGATTCTGATTGATGAGTCCGGCGAGGAGATTGTACTGCTGCATAAGCGGCTGAATCCTTCGCTGGCGCTGGAAATCTCCCGTAATCACGCTGCCCAAGGTGGGATTGCGTGCGCTGACAAAGGCCCCGAGAAGGGCTCGTGCTGTTCCGATGGGCTTCGGAGTCAGTGCCGCTCTTAGCTGATTTCCGGTGTTGACGAAATCCTGATACTCCTGCGTTCCCTGAAGCGAAGGCTGCGGGCTCACCAGCGCTGCGGCCAGATCAGAAGCCCCTCGATAACCCGGCACGGTGTCAAATGCTGGCGCAGCGGGAGCCTCTTCGTCTAGGCCGCTATCGCCATAGGCCACATCCCATACCGGATTGTTGAATCGAAACCTTGGGTCTAGTGCTGGATTAGCCATGGTGCCTCACACGAGGAAACTTGCTATTCTCCCGAGCCCCCCGAGAAATCCGCCACGGCCGGCCTGCCCCGCGAGACCCGCAAGAACCGGATTCCTTCCCGGGCCTCCGTACTGGTTTATCCCGCCGCGGAATGCCTGCATGAAGCTCGGGCGGTCAGGCTGCTGGTTATCGGGCTGAAACCCTCCGCTTGCGTCGAGGCCCGATCCGAAATCAGGGGCTGGGCCATAGGTAACATCATTCTGGCGAATCCGCGGTGCGCCGAGCGATGACAAGAAGCTGAATGCCATAGGGAATCTCCTAGTGAAGACCGAACAAACTTCCAAGGCCCGAGCCAAGCGAAGACATGAACGTATCGCCGAATCCTGGATGGCCCTTGACGATTCCGTAGGTGCCGACGCTCTGGCCCACAAGCTGGTTCTGAAGCTGGTTCAGGCTGTTCAGGAAACTGGTGTCCACGCCGTAGAGTTGCGCGATGCCTTGCAAGCCGACGAGCTTGCGCCTCAGCGCCTCATCCGCGAATGTTTTCTGGTTCTGCAATTCCTGCTGCGCGAAGTCCCTTCCCTTGCTCCGCGCCAGTTCTCCCATGAACGACCCGAATCCTGCGGAGTTTCCCGTCCGCGCCATTCTCCTGCTGGCTGCGTCCTGAGCCGCGCCATAAGATGAGCCAAGCGCCCCAAGGGTGCTTTGCTCGATAGCGCTCTTTTCCTGCGGAGAGTATCCGGAATTGAGCAGCGAAGAATAGCCCGGCATGAGCGCCCCATACTCCGAGTTGCGCTGGCCGATTGCAGGAGTTCCCAGCGAGGAAAGGAAGCTCGACTGCTGCCCAAGGGTTTTATCCACTCCCTTGCGGCTGCCCGAATCGAATGAAATTCCTGGATAGAATCCGCCCATAGGTTACTCCACGCTTACAATTCTGAGTTGCCCCGCATTCGGGGCGTGATAGCCGTACCCGGGAATCTGCGACTGCCCGCTGCCGCTTGTAGGAGAAAGGCTCGGCCCGGAACTTGTAGTGGAAAGGTTGCCGGGCGTCACGGCGGTCGGGGGACTGCCGAACGTGATCTTGTTGCTGACTCCCCCGAGCTTGGTGCTCTTGTACCAACGCCAATAGGTCGTTAGTCCCGCGAGCGTGGTGGTGCGGTAGTTCCTGACGGCACCAAGCGAAATCACATGGGCATCGGCGAAAGAAACAACCGTTGCATATTCGAGGAAGTACTCTTCCCCGGCCTGCGGATGCCTGTCTGTGATCTGCACGTCTATCACGCCGTTCGTTCCGGTGACGTTGATTCCTCCCTGCGCCATGGGAGGAGCAATGCCTCCGAGCTGCGCGGTCATGGTATTGATGTACTGCTGCATCAGCAGCAAATCCTCATAGAGTCCGGGATTGCTGTCGCGCACCGAAAGAATGTTCTTGAGCGCCAGAGGCTTCACGCGTTTATGCCTCGCACCTGCGCGAACCTTGAAGGCGTGATGTAGAGCGAGAAACCCTGCAGGCTGAAGAAGTCTCCTGCGGCATCCGTTCCGAACTTTACTGCCATGCGGTAGCCCTGCTTCTGGATTTGCCGCTCCATGTTGGTGAAGCCATTCTGCGACAGTGTCCAGCTGCGAATGACCGTCTTATTGGTCTGGTCGCCGCGGAACAGAGTCAGGTTGCAGCTGCCCGCTCCGACTATGTTCGCCACCACATAGCCGAAATTCAGCCGCACGCTGTCCTGCGCGTATCCGCTCTGCCAGTAGGAATTGATGGCCGCGCCGTCGTCGCTGTGCACGGTGTAGGTCGTGTCGAGCTGGTAGATCGCTCCGGTTCCCGCGCCGTTCCCGAGAAACAATTGTTGCGTTCCATCGTCGCGCAGCACGAGGGCCATGGAGTTGACGGAGATGGCCCATGGAGCCCACTTCCTCTGCCCTTCCCCGAATCCTTCGACGTAATCCATCGTGAGAATCTTGTTGGGCGTCGTGGCCGCTCCGAACGGAGCCGCGACGTAGATTCGCTTTCTCTTGGTGTCCACGGTCACGTTGATGAGATGGCCGTAGGTCCAGTTGATCGAATCCCACGTCGGCTGAATCTCTTTGCTGAGCTTGTTTTCCTCGCCGAGCGTTCCGCCGTCGAAGAAGTAGAGTCCCTCCTGCGAGGCGATCACCGCCCACTCGTCTCCGAGTCCCACTCCGCGAACCGAAGGCGTTCCGACCTTTGCTGAAATCTGCTGGATGGTCCACGCACTCGGCTCGTTCTGCCCGTCATCCGCCGTGGCATAGAGGCTTCGTTCCTTGGAAAAGTAGAGTATGTTCCTGAGCACAAAGCCCGAAGTGACTCTCGTGCCGTCGCCTTGGGCTACTTGCAGGAATCCAGCAACGCCGTCGAAACTTTCCGGGTCTTCCGATCCCGATGAGCGGACCACGGAAGGGTCAACATCCGGGGAGCTTGATGGATAGATTTCAAGGCAATCAATCAGGAATGCGCCGTTGTTTGTCGGCGTGCTGTCGGCATAGATTTGCAGCACAAGGTCCGATGGAATAGTGGTCTGCGCGGTCAGCAGCGTGGCTGTAAACTCCTGATACCAGGTGGCCAGCTGCGAAGGAGTGACGGAAATTCCGGTTGTGGTGAATCCTCCGGTGGCGCTGTGCGCGTTGATATGAAGGGTGCCGGCAGCCAGCGTGCTGTTCTTTGCGATTCTTGCCCTGATACTATAAGCCGTGTTCGGGCTAAGCACGGGATTCCCGAGATAGTCCCGATAGAGCGTCTGGGCAATCTTTCCCCGCGTTACCGTGGCTCCGTCTCCGACAATCGCGTAAGCATCGCCGAACACTACGGGATAGCCGGAGGCGTTCGCCGAAGCGCCGCCCGCGCTTGAGGTCGTGTCCTGCACCCATCCAAACGGGAAGTTGGG